CACAGGCATATGCGTTTACGTTGGCAGCAGCATAAACCCATGAACCGAAAGCCTTGACAGCAGCCTTCTGATTGAAGGGCCACTGTTTTGCCCCGTACTGGCCTGTACCCTCCAGTATGCGAATAGATGCTTGATTGTACTGTTGCGTGCTGAAAAGCCGTTTCATCCATTCGATCATTAGATCACCCTATATGAGAATGCGGTGCGGAGCCGGTTAGTGTATCCGTGCCAAGCCAAAGCCAATGCACAAACCCCATCGTCGAAGCATCCTGATGGAGCCTCGTAACGCACACCGGTCCTTGTGTATTCGTACTCAAACATTTCCAGTTCTGACCTTAGCCAGCCATCTGGAAATCTAACTTTTGTCGTCTGTATTCCAACGGCCAGTCCTTCCATAATCTGCTGTTTACTGTGCTGCGTAAACTTGAACCCCTCGGCCAATGGACACTTCGACTGCAAGGTTTCGACTACTGGGTCGCCTACGCCTGTGCTGTCAATGATTGCCATTGATTCACCAATCATGTTGGCTAACTTCACAGATGTTAGCGACCAGTCGCCCTGCCACCTTTCAAGTCGGCATATACATCCTTCTTCGTCCAAAGCACACGCAACAGTGAAATCTTGGCTCTTTGCGAGGTCAACTCCCCACATCACCGGGTCTGTTGGTTTCATTGGAGCAATGCACTCTGCTATTGCCTTAAGATTGAACGGGCATCCGCCATCGTCTGCCGGAACCCCCTCGTATTCCTGAGCAAAGATTTCGGGGGGCAGTTCACGTCTGGCCTCTGCAACCTCTTCTGGCGGCATGTGCGGGTTAGCCAGAGTGGGCAGCCTCCAAGACTTCCACCCCTCGCGTTTGCCGTCTTGTCCCTGAGCAAATAGCCGCTGGAAGAAGCCTCTCCCCTTCGGCGTACCCAAGAACCAAGCATCACCCTTGAAATCCGTAAGCGTCGGCCTGAGAGCCTGCTGCCAGATTTCATCCAGATCCTTAACCACGCCTGCCTCATCAATGATGACCTTGCTGTACTTTCGGCCACGCCCTGCGTCTTTGTTGTCCAAAGACCAAACCTCTAGGGAGCCGCCTGTCAGCGTTTCCATCCTGCCTTCGATTCTGTTGTCTGTCGTCAATATGGGCCTCAACAACACCTTGAGATCCCGCCAGACCTCGGCACTGTATTTGTACGTAGGGCTGAACCACCCAACATGTTTGCCCTTGAGAATTGCGTCAACTGCCAACCACTGCCCAAACGTAGTCTTGCCAAACCGCCTTCCGCACATCAGTACGTTGAACCGTTCGGCGTTGTCGTAGACTTGTTTTTGACCGCTATGAAGCCTCGGCAGAATTATCTCGACTGTCGCCATAATCTTCGTACTTCACCACAATGTCCATCTTCGTGTCGTTCTCGACCTTATCAACTACCTTGCCATCTATGCGTTCAAGGACCATCTGGTAAAACTTGAAGTCTCCACCCATAGCCTTCTGGATGGCAACCCTAGCAAGTGCCTTCTGGATGTCGTCGCCTTTTATCCCATCTTCCAGCAGATCCTTGATTGCACGTTCAATGCTCGTACCCTTGGGTCTACCCTTCGGATTTCCAGACTGGCCCTTCTTCCATTGATGTTCCTGAAGCGGATTGTTTGGTTTGTTGTTTTCTGCGTTGCTCATGTTCACCTCGGCAACTCATCGTCGTCATCTTCTTCATCAGG